GCCGGAGCGACCGAACGCCGGTCAGGAAGATGGGAGTCAGGTGCGTTATCAGCGCCCTGAGGTTATGGATCTGAGTCCGATAAGATAGTAACCTGTTGTATGTGGATTACAATGGTGACAGGTTGCTACTTTTGAAAGTACTTTTGCAGTTTGGATAAGATGGATGAATATAGAGAATCTTTTTGAACTGGCTTTGGAGCACTTTCCTCCGAGTTTTGTTGTACATGGATTACTGGAGATTAAATAGGCTCTATTCTATAAGAGAATTAAGGTAGAGAGCCTACTTTCGCTTCTTTGAACATTTCTGTTTGTCTTTGCTGAAGCTAAAGCCTCTTCTAGGCTTTGAGAATGATGGATTCTGATAAGTTATCTTCTGAATGGTCTGATACAGATTCACATCGCTGAATTTTCCTCTCTTCAAGGTCATCAAGTGTTTCAGCTTTAATCACTTGACGAATTTGTAAGTCTGCTCCTGCTTGCTCAATAGCTAGTTGTAGGGTGTCTAAGCTTTAGTTGGCCGCCACAAGTTCTTGGTTGACAGGAGAATCCTATTGCATGTATTTCAAAAGCCTTCTTGCTTGCAATAGGTAAAACAGATCATCCGCAGAGCTGTAAGGCATAGCCTTGATTGGTTCTGGATCCACTAGGAGGAGAGGAGCGATACTGGAAAGTTCGCTAAAGAAAGAGGCATCCCCGAAAAAGGATTCCTCTAAGTGTTGGACAGTCTTGTTATTTTGAAAAGAGTGATAAATCTCTTTGCCCTTATTAAAGATATTTATCGTAGTGTCCAGGAGCTTTGACCAGCCGCTCTACTTTTGTGAAGTAGTTGACATAGCTGCTGGTAGTTGAGAAAAGAAGCTTTGATGGGAGCCATCATTTAATTGAACAGATTCTTCGAGGGCTGGGTTCCTCATGAGACCGTGGGCTACAGCGTTGGTAGCATCTGTCCAAAAAGTATAGTTAAAGTCCAATCTCATGATCATATTCCATGCAAGATACGCTCCAGTATCGATGGATTGATAAGGCTATTTAATGATCAGGAAAGGAACTGCTTCTGACATGTACTCTTTGTCTCCATTATCATCTGAGAAGATTATGTTGGTGTTGGAGACTGACTATATCAAGGTAAACTCTCTATTAGAGTCAAGAGACAAGTCGATAGGGTCGGCTATCTTCATTAGTTGAGTGAGAGTTAAGCCTGCTCCCTAAAACTGGTTGTACCTCAATCTACCAGTATAAGCTACTCCTGCTTGAGTAGCCTTGGGTCCAATCATAGAGATGTCAGCTCTAGCGGCCCACACAAAACCATCTTGTGCAAAAGTCACAATATCTCCTCCATAAGCAGTATTCCAGGAAAGTGAGTTGGTAGTTAATAAGGTAGCAGTTATGGCAGAGGAAGGTGAACTCACACTCTAACAATAGATTCCTGAATATCTACTTCCCTGTTCAGAGTGACCCAGTGTAGGACAAAAGAATATTATCCTGTAAACATCGGTGGCTGGGGTGGTGAATTCGATGGTGTTGTGAGAAATTCCAGTACCTACTTTAATGGGCATGCCGTCGTGGCAAAAGTAGGCATCAACCTTACCTGGATTGACTCAAGCGTAGTGGAATTTTTCTACGTGAGACATCTGGACCCTTTTGGGTGCGGGAGTCTGAGACACTGACTAGAATGCTGGCCTCCTAATCGGTTGTTAGGTTTGGTTCAGCTGTTTATTCTGCCTTTGTCTCTTGGGATTTCTTTTGTTTGGCTTTGCTCCCTGAGGTCTTGAGGTTCGGTTCCCTTTTTAGTTCTTCTTCAATTGTTGTTGATTAAAAGATTTTTGCATTTTATTTATTAAAAAGGGGAGGTTTACACTCTCCAGTGGTTGCCTAGGAGTGGCTCCTAGAAGCAGCAGGTTAGAATCATAAGCACATCTTAAAGTTGCAGGAGTAATTTTAGCTCTTCAACAAACTTGATACTCTACTTATGAGATGTGTGAGGGTAATATCTTCGACCCCCAAAAGACTTTTCCTGAAGTCTTCTTATAATCTTCAAAAACTAAGTTAGATTTTCCATATTTTCATTCCCTTATTTCG